CAGTAACCCAAGACTTCATTCTTCGGTCATCAGTTTGTGAAGCTCTATATCTAACGTGTAAGAAAGGACGCTTCATGCTAGCTCCAACAGTTTGATCATAAACCGAAGAAGTACCAGCAGGAATCATAACCCCTCTAATAGCCTCAGTAGCGTTAATAGCATTGATAGCGCCTCTTGTAGCTAAATCATTTAAGTATCTGAAGTCAGACTTGTAGAAGTCATAAGAACCTCTTCTGAAACCAGTGAAACCTAAATTAAGAGCCATATCTTCAGAATTGTTAAATACCCCGTAAGAAGTACCACCAGCTCCGTAAGAGTTCATTGAAGCTAACATATCATCAATAGCTAAGCTAGTTGATCTGTTAACAAACATCATATACTCTTCAATAGCACCTTGCTTGTCAAACTCAGCTAAAATTGCGTCAAACTCAGCTAAATCAGTAGCAGCGTTAACACCAGTTACACCAGAAGTAACATTACCTCTTTTAGTAATAGCATCAAATAAACCTTGCGTACCAATTTTATCTCCGTTACTAGCAACAAAAGCGTCAGCGTTAGTACTGTCTGAGCTTCCGCTATCAATACCTTCTAGCATAGCCATTTCTAAATAATCGTTAAAACGAGATCTAGTATCAGCCTCAGCTTTTAAGTACCATAAGTAACCTGATTGACCTGTTTCAGCAGAAACCTCAATCCAACCTATTCTTGAAGCATCAGATCCTGAAACTTCGTAATAATCTTTCATTATTATAGGTTTATTAGTAAAAGTTTGGAAAGCAGGCTCGTTAGCACCTCTAGTATCAGTATTGTTAGCAGTACCATCAGCAGAACCATACTGTTGTCCTTTACCATACTCAGAACCGTAAACTAATATTCTACAATCTTTATTTGCATTAGTACCAGTACCATGAGTAATAGTAGTTGCGCCATATGGAGCAATAGTAATTGTATCAGTAGCAGAGTCAGTTCTTGTTACAACAGCTTTAACAACCTCTACAGAGTTTGCTATAATAACAGTGTCGTTAACTCTAATACCATGAGTTTTAGCTGCAGATGCAGAACTAATACCAGATGCATGGTATTGCGCTTCGTCAATATCACCTTGAATTAATATAGTTGTATTAGACGCAGTCTTACCTTTGTAAGATAAGTGTAATCTACCTTGTTCAGACCATACTACTTGATCAGCAGTCATAGCCTCTTCAGCGCCAACTTGAGCAAGGAAACCAGAAATTGTTCTAGGTCCGAAAACCTCAGCTTCTTTTTCCATCAAGTCTGGCACGTATTGTTGTCCCCAACCTGCGTTTGACGCAGATGAAAGATCTAAGTAATTTGTAGATAGTGCTTGCGGTCTTGAAGCCGGTACACTATTCAAATTATCTCCTCCTGTAATTGCCATAATTTTGTAATTTTAAATTTGTTATTTATTGTTTTTAATTTTAAACTTAAAATCAGAAGAATTATCACCTAATACTTTTACTTTAACTCCACCAGCCTCAATAGTTCCTTGAGATTGACGTGGATCCATATTTATGTTTTTAGACTTAGCAACACTTTGTTTTAAAGCGTCTGCTTTACCTTGTTCATAAAAATGCTTAGCAATAGCATCAGCATTCATAGCTGTAAATAAAGACTTATGATACCCTTTGGCATCTGTTAAAGCGAGGTTTTCATCGACAAACTTTGCCATAAAATTATTAGAATCGCTTTGTATTTTTTTAACACTATCAACATCTTTTATATTAAACCTAAACTTTTTATCACCAACATTGTATTCAAAACCTTTGAATTTGTTATTGAAAAGATTATTTGTTTTTTGTTCAAATATTTTAGTATTATTTTCTACAGTCTTTTTTGTAGCCTCTGATTCTTTGTTGTATCTATTAAAAAAATCAACAGCTTTTTGTTGTTCCGGAGTCAACTTTGACCCAGCTTTGATTTCTTTATAGTATTTAGACTTTTGCCCGTCTAAGTAGGACCTAGCACTGGCAACTTGCTCTTTTAATGCTAGTTTTTTTCTTTTAATATCTCTTTCTTCGTCAACTTCTTCATCGTAAGAAAAAGAATCTTCCATAAGGAAGTTTATTTCATCTGTAGTTAAATGAGGTTTAGTTTGTTTATAATATTCATATAAAACGCTATTGTCATCTAACTTACTTATATCTTGATTTAATCTTGCGTAATCTTGTATATCACCGCCAGTTTCTTCCATAAAATCCATAAGTTTTTGGATATTTTCTGGTAATGGTTTGCTAGTAGCTTCTGCTTCAGCCACAGCTTCTTCAATTTTCTCTTCAACCTCAACAACTTCATCTGCTGAACTTTCAGTTACTTCTTCTAATACTACCTCTTCTTTTTTCTCTTCACTTTGTTCGGTAAGCTCTTCAAGTTTTTCTTTGTTTTCTTCACGAACTTCTTCGCTAGCCTCGGGTTTGTCGCGAACAGGTACCTCATCTGTGCTTTGCTTCTCAGTGGCATCTTCTTCTTTTTTTATTGGTTTATCTAAGTTTACTTTAATAACGTTGTCTTCTTGTTTTGGTTCTTCAATCTTAACTTTAGTAACGTTATCTTGTGTAGTTTCTTCAACTACATTTTCTTTGTTTTCTTCCATAATATAATATAATAATAGTTAATAAATTTTTATTTAGGCTCAAAAGCCTCTAAATCAAAACCTCCACCTATAATATCATTACCTGCTGACTCAAAGTTTTTAGGTGGTTTACCTGTTTTTCTTTGGTCAATAAGTTCTGATTGTTGTGAGGCTTGAATTTTCGTTCTCTCATCTTTTCTATCTTCTTTTTGTTTTTCTCTATCTTTCATACCATCAACCTCTATGCCTTTTAGTTGCATGTTATATTGAAACTCTAATTCCATTAATTCTTTTTTAGCTTCAACCTCTTGTTGCATTTTCTGCATATCTATTTGCGCTTGCACTTGTGCTAACTGAGCTTTTGATTCAGACATAGCTTGATTTTTTTGTATTTCTACTTGAGCGGCTTGTTGAGAGGCTTGAGCGTTAGCTTGAGATTGAGCTTGTATATTTTGCATTTGTAACCTTCTATCTGCATCTTGTTTTTTCTTTCTTCTTATTTTTAAAAGTTGATTTGCTAGTTTGATGTTTTTAATCTCTCTAATATCTATAGCGTCCTCTAGCTCTATATTTTTTTGTTGTAACGCCATTTGAATATTATTTTCAAGCATGGCTTTTTCTTCTTCGTCTGGTTGTAATTCTATAAATATACCAAAGTCGTATAAATGCAGGCTAGATATTTCTTCTAATGTAGCTACATTATGAGAACCTATAGCGTGGATAAAAGCATCTTTAGTTGGCGAATATTCTAAAACATCAGATATTCTAAGTGATAAACATTCTGCTGTTTCAGAAGTTAAAAATAAACCGGCTTGTAAAACGTGTCTTGTAGCTGTATTTGAATTTGCTGCTGCTAGTTTTTGCACGCCTACTAAAGCGTTTTTATCTGGCATACTACCATCTCTAGCTTCGTTTAACCCAGTAGTATCTCTTATCATTTGCAAGTAATAATTATATGTACCAATTAAAGCTTGTAACTTGTTACCACCAGATCCAGACGTAATTTCTTGAATAGGCACTTTACCAGGATTAATATCACCTTCACTTGTAAATGATCTACCAATAACACTACCTGTTTGGAAAAACATATTTAAAGCTTCTTGTGGATTATAATTTGTGCCATTACCTAAATCTATTTCAGCTAAACCATCAGCGTCTAAATAAACGCCATCAGGCACCATACGTGCCATAACCTGCTGTAGTTTTAAATGAGTAAGCTGTATCATGTCAGCAAAACCAGTTATTCTTCTAACTAAACTTTCTATTTTACCGTTATACATACGAGGAGCTACTATAGCGTAATTCATTTTAACTTTAGTATAATCACTTTTAGGTCTAATCATATTAGCAGCCATTTCCCATCTAAGCAATTTATTAGTTCCTAATACTAAAGCGCCATCATATAAAACTTCTATATTTCTTTGTAGCTTTGAAAAACCACCTTCCATGTCTTTAGGTGGATCAAACGTGTCGTCTTTAGGTATAATTTTTTCAGCGCCACTACCAGTTTCTTTAATTTTATAAACTTCGTTCATATAAGTTTTGTAATTAAAATATAAAACTTGAACTTTATTATTGTCTTCTTTGTCTGAATTATATCTACTGTTGTTGTTGTTTCTATAATAAGATCTATTATTTAATATTTCTTCCAAATCGTTTTCAGTTAAATAAGGAAACTGTTTTGCAAGTTCGTTTATTGGAATAGATTTAACTTCACCAACATAATATATATCTTCAAAATAAGGTGAGTCGGTATAAGAATAAACTAAATCAGCAGGATCTACATAATTTATAGTTATACCTTCTGAAGTAGTGAAGTTAGTTTTAACACATCCAATACCTAAAACTGCTAGATCATAATAAAATCTTTTTTGTATTAAATCGTAATTATTACCCTGCATTAAAACGTTTATAGCCTGTTCTTCCGCTAATTCTACAGCTTGTTTGTAGTTTAACTGCATGTGTATACCAAGTTCTTCTACATTACTTGGTAGTTCTTCTATAGTGCTTCTTCTAGTATTTACATTAAACTCTTCAGACATTATAGTATCAAACTCTTTTGTTTCCATGTCGTCTATAATATCTTGCATGTACTTTGTTCTTTTATCTACTCCATTTGGCGATTGAGAAAAAGCTTTAATATCATAAGTTCTTTGAGACATGCCATTTACTAATATATCTACAAACTTAGGTATAATAGGAACGGGTGTCCAGTCTAAATTTAAATAGGACAAATCACCGTTTATAGATAATTCGTCCTTATATTTTTGTATTGATTGTTCACCTCTAGCGTATAATCTTAAGTTATGAAAATTATTATGGTTATTTCTATATCTATTACTATTTCTATCATCATTGAACCATTCGGTTTCTATAGCTTTAGCTATTTTTAAACCATATTCATAACTAAGTTTTTCAGCATCACTTACTGCTTGACTAGGAAAATAACTTTTACTAGAATATCCCATATTTATTTTATTATTTGTGAATTAGTTCCAGTGTTATTATATCTGGAAATACTTATGTTTAACTTAGGTTTTTCTATTTTAGCATTAGGTCTATATAAATGTCTATTGCAAGCCATAATAGCTAAACCACTACTTATAGTAGCATCGTGTTTTGTTCTTTTGTTTATATCAAACCTAGCCCAATCGTTTAGTAAAGAATTAAAATATAAATTACCAAAACTACCATCTTGTTGCATACCTACATGGTCTTGTATATACATCTCAACTGCCGCCGCGTGAGCTTGTTTAATATCCTCACTAGTATTAGGTATACCACCTATCTCTTTTTCAGCTGTAGATAATTTATTCCAAACTTTATCTGGTCTATTCATACTAAACCCTCTATAACCTCTTCTTCTAAGATAATAAAGTAATCTAGGTTTGTTATTTTCCGCTAGTATTGGCATACCGTAAAATACTAAAGCCATTAATACGTCTTCGAAAAATATTTCTGCCGTAGGTGGTCGTGATAAGTATTCTAAAAAGAAGCTGTTTGCAGGAGCGTCCTCCATGCTAAATTTAGTTAGGCCATGTAATGCTCCTTTTGAACCTTGACCATCTACGGTTCCTGATATGTCATACGAGTCACATCCAAAAGCGCCCATATGCTCGTTACCAGGATATTTTATACCGTTTTTTATTATAACTCTGTTTTGTAATTCTTGTTTTGGCACCCAGCTTAATTTAAATCTACCTTTAGCATCTGGATAAAAAATTACTTGTGAGTCTTTAACACCGTTAACCCATTGAAAATTACCAGTTGTA